TACTGATCATTGTACTTATCATACTGATACTTGTATCCGCTATCCAGTACTGCATAAGACGTTGATGGAAGAGTGTTTCTAAACTCAATAATATCATCAATCTCTGCAGATGTGTAAGAAGTATTGTTTACTACATCAGCCTGTTCAGGTGAGATGCATACAACACAGTCTTTTCTGTATTCAGCAATGTTATTAATCAAATGAATTGCTGTAGCTGACGTAGATGATCCAGCAAGAATCAAGGCAATATCAACTTCTTCTGCAGACTTAAACAAGTCATATCCTCGCTGATATTGACCAGGTGTTGCGGTAGAACCATCTGAACCAGATGCTAAGGATATTGTAACCGGAGTGTTTCCACCACCAAACGTTGTTCCGCCTGCAGCACTTCCTGCATTGGTAAGACCAGCTGTGTGTCCGGCCCACCACAAGTATGATGATTGACGGTTAATTACTTCTTTATAGTAGTTGGTTGAGCCATCTTCTTTCTTAGCATCGCTAGCTTTAGAAACGTTGTCCCAAACTTCTACTACCTGTCCCTTTACATTAGTCCATTCGCCATCTTCATCAACAACTACAACGTGCATTTGATCGCGCAAACCACCTCGAGTTGTTGCCCACGGAGATGTGCCTGGGGCAGTAGTTACAAAATCGTAATATTCCCATCTACGGTTAAGAGCAGTACTGGCGTTTACAGTGTTACCCGTATAGGAAGTAGTCAAAGTAGCTGACAACCCACCAACATCAACAGTACTAATCTTGTAGACGTCTTTGTCTGGGCCAAGTTGAATAAGATCGCCGGCACTCAAGTAACCTTGTTGATTAGAAGTAAATACTACACCATTGTTTCCGTTTACTACTGTGTAGTTTCCATTCAATGTAGATTCGAATGCTGTATTACTTGGGCAAATAGAGTACTTTAGAGAATTACCCAGTGCGCCTGGATACTTGGCAACAAAATCACCACCACCAGAAATGCCTGATGAGTAGTTTGCATCGTAGTCTTCTTCGCTCTTTACCAAGATAGAAGCAGCGTTAGCGTTAGCATTTACAAGACCACTGTTATTAACCCTAACAACATGCAGAGTATCTGAGTATGCTAAAAAGTTAGCGGCTGTAAAAAAGTCTTTAAAGTAAGTCCCGTTTGGCTTTTGGAACTGACCTACAAGTTGAGCTTCGCTACTAATTAAAACACGCTGCTCAACTGGACCCCAACGGAACTGACCGGCAAAGCCGCCAGCTGTTGTTTGTACTGCAGGAACAATTGCAGTGAGGTCAATCTCACTAGTATTAATTCCTGGAGAAATCTGGAAGGCCATTTTTGTCTCCTCGTGGTTTTTGTTTCTCGTATATTTATAAAATTAGAAGTCTACAACGTCCTCAACGCTATATTTGTATCCCAGTGGACCTACATGTTCTTCTGGTTCGTGTGCATAGTGTCCATCATCAACAATGCCAAATGGAAGCACATCATCTTCTATCATCCTTTGATTTTCGAGATACAGTCGATTACGTACATCATTATCAGTAAGCTCAATAAAGAACTCTTGTCTTACTAACCACGAGAACAATACCGCACACATTACAAGGTCATCATGATGACCTTCCTCAGCTTCGTAGCTGTTCCTTTTATTTATGAAAACCGAAAGTTCCTGAAGTAGATCATAATCATTAATAATGACTTTATCGCTCTCGACAATATCCTTTAGATGAGAACATCCTATTCTCTTTACAGTCTTAGTAGTTTTTACACCTAGCTGTATTCGGTGAGAGAAGCCACCACCTACCTGTTGGCCGCCTCGTCCCTTTACACTGGTACTTAGAATATTTTCATATTCAAGGTCCTGTTGAATAATGTTAGCAACTGTTTCTCCTAAATCATTTAACTCTACCAACACAAATGCGTCGTTATACTTTCTAGCTGCGTTTACAATTACGTCTGGATAGAACATAGGTGATATTTCTTTGGATCTGTACTTGCCAACAATCTTATAGGGTATGTCGGTGACATCGAACACAACCAACGCACTATAATCTAGCCCTAATCCTCTTGCAGAATCGACCGTAATAACATACATTCGATCTCGTACAGGCTCTTCGTATATGTCGAATCCATTCTTAGACTTTATTGGTGTCTTAAACGGAATCTGAGCTAATTTTCTACCGTCAATAAGTGTAGCGGTACTACCCAAAAACTCACATTCAAACTCTTGTCTAAACTGTTCTTCACTGGTGTTCTTAATAGTCTCTTTTTTCCAAGCCTCATCTCTGCCCGGAACATCAGACCAATGTACATCGTGCCTAACGTAACTGTTGTTGCCCTCTTCACTATCCACCCATATCTTGTAAAACATATTCATGCCGTTAGGCGTGGAAGTTATAAGGACCTTTGTGCTAGTACCAGAAGAAATAGTGGGAAATACAGAAGCAAAAAATTCTTCTTGCAGATTGTTCGGTACGAATGCAAATTCATCCAGGTAGATCAGGTTCTGAGATGTACCTCGAATAGCCGATGATGATGTAGCTGAGGCAAGAATTTCAGAACCATTTTCTAATTCTATGTTACCTTTGTTCCATTCCTTCACACCTTGCTGCAGCCACTTAGGCAACCATTCGTATGCAGTTTGTATTCGTCCGAGAATCTCTCTCGCTTGGGCAAGTTTGTTTGCAAGGATAGCTACGCTGTATTGATCGGTGAACAACACTCGCCATAAAATGTATGCAGCGACAGTGGTGGTTTTACCAACCTGGCGTGGCAATTTACATATTACAAAACGATTGTCCTCAAATTTGTTAACCATTTCTTCTTGAAAAGGCCACAAACTGAAATCTACTAGACCAGTGTCAACATTAACAATTTTTACATAATTCTTTATAAAGTATGCTGGATTACGAGAGCATTTAATATACTCCTGCACTTGCTCCTGTGTGTATTCGACAGGAACACCAACTTTTTTAAGATTTTTATTGCCTAAGTAGGTTTCTATTGCCATCGGCTGTTGACTTATTTTTCAAGGAGAGGATAATAGCGGTGTAGCCGCTTCAAGTATTACTATCTAATGTATCCTTTAGCATATTCTGTAGTTCGGCCGTAGACCCAACAAAGAGAGCGTTGGTTACGTTGTTTGGACCTTGCTGAACGTTTTCTTCTTGTTTGAGCTTTTTTACTTTAGTTTGTATCTCAAGCAAGTCTTTGTTTGCATCGGTAAGAGTTTTCATAAGAGAACCAACTACTTCAAATGCTCTTGGATGCTCACTTGCCTTTGCGATCTCTACAAGCTCATGTAGCGCATGCGATCCGTTTTCGATAATCTCATAAAGATTCTCTCTAGCATACCGGTAATCAGTATCAATGTCACCGGTATAATCTCGACCTTGTCGGTTAGCTAGTTCATTACTTGGTTCTACAGATACAAGCTCCCCTTTAGCTTCGGATATGCTTGCCGTATCTTCCGGAATTCCAAACAAATCGTTTAGATTGCTTTCAAGTTTTGTTTTAGACACTGTCTGTTCCACCACCGAAGAACTGCTGATCTTCGATAAATCCATAATCGTCAGTACTATCTATCTGTTCCGGTGGTAGCGTAATTGTTGAGTCTGAGGTAGGCGTACCATTGGCGGTAAGACCAGGCGTAGCAGTTAGGATAGATGATATAGCTGAAGAAGATCCATCTGTAGTCTCGATATTAGTAGTAGCAATAGCTCTTTTGATAACACCCTGAGTTCTGACTGGACCAAACAGATATCCTTTTACAGTAAAATTCAAAGTATGAATAAGAGCTCTTCTAGTCGAAAAGTCTCCTTCATATGTGTCCTCAGTCGATATGTCGTTAAACACGACAGGCACATCCATTTTTAACTTTAACTCTGGAATTAAATTAATTGTATTGGTCCATTCCGGAGTAAAGAAAGGTAGGATACCTTCTAGTATCTGTACACCATCGTCAGCGTTCTTTACAAACACAGATAGTGCGATATTAATGTCGAATGGTACAGGAGTATATTGATATTTTAATTTGTCTTTATCCGTGTAAACGTATACATTTTTTATAGTGGAAGGTAGCTTGCGAGTGGAATTGTAGTTCATTGAAGTGATTTCAAAAGACATTCTTGGCAGAGATATTGCTACGTCGCGATCAAAGTTAGGATCTTGAGCTAGTCTTACCAAATACTTTTCTTTTGGTCCATACGCAATTGGAACCCTCAATGTTTGGACTCTTTCGCCAGCAGTATTGAATCTTTGTACATCAATGTCATTGAACATTGTTCCAAACATAATGATGTACTTTCTGATAATACTGTGATAGTAAGTGTGGCCAAACATTAGAACCTATCTACCTCACTAAACGGATTAGTTTCACTGAAGTCTAATATTGAATCAGCTTCAAACTGGAAGAAGTTGTTGTTTATTGCAGGGGCACCGTCAGAAGCCTCGTTTAGTATTGTAAACTCTTGAAGGATACTATCACCATCCTCACTCTTTAATATACCAGAACCGTCTTCTAACGTAAACTGATGTATGAGAGTGTTTATACTAAAGTTGTCCTCCACTGCATCAATAGTACTATCACCAGTACTAATCTCTTCGCTGCTGTACTCGTAGAGTTCACAACGCAGATCATAGGACTGCATTCTTCCAAGCTGAAAATGTACAGGGCGGTCATCGACATACATTACTTCGAATATCTTGTCCATCAT